TAAACAGTCTCTACAATAGTTCCTTTGGCTTCAGGTGCCAGGCTACCTTCCTTATGTGCATTACCGATAATTACCAAAGGATCATCGTTTCCCAGCAGCGCAGGGGCGGTCTCACCAATCCCACGCTTTACAGTAATGGTATTATTAACAGGATCTACAGAGGTAACTAACATAACTTCACCAGTACTTGGTACTTTTACAAGATCGTTGATATTATACAAAGATGCTCTGTCTACAACAATACTAGTGTCATTAGCACCATAACCGTTGGTATTATCCACAGCATCCCACTTAGGTTGAAGATCATCTTCAAACCAATAAAAGATCGGGTTGATGGTAGGTTTTTTAGCTAATTTACGAAGTAATACAGTTAAAGGTGCTTTATTAGGTTGCAGTAAAGATATACGATCAGAAACATCAAGTTTCCTTCTAAGTTGGTTAATATTACCAGTGTGTCTGAGACCAATAGTTAATTCACTCATAATATCTCCCCCTTATTTTTAAATTTTGTTAAAAGAATATATTCCCTCCTTTAGTACCAGTATTAAAGATAGCATCGAGTAGTTCTTCTTCCTCCGACTTCTCCTTCTTTTGTACTTTAGCTTTTTGACCTTCAGCTACTGCCCTAGTTTTGCGGGCTTTGCTTTCGTAGGCTTCTTTTCTGCCTTCCTCTTTAGCGAGGGAGACAGCTTTATCTGCGTACTCAGCCTTAGCCAGCGCATAGGCAGTAGTGATAGGATTTTTAACATTCCAGAGCTCTGGATTTTCAGCGAACACTTTGGCTAAATAAGGTGCTACCTGGTTAAAATCAGATTTAGTTGCTTTGAGCTTATTCAACTCAGTCTGCATATTTAGACTTTCCAATCTTGTCTGCATTGGTGCAACATAGTGCTTCAATGCTTGTTGTACAGCCTGCTGTATCATCACACTCAACGCTTTTCGTGGATCACTATTCATTAATTCCTGTAGTTGTTGAGAATTAACATCCTCTTGTTGTTGCTGGTTTTTAACCATTGATTGTTGTCTAAGTTTAACTAACTCATCAAATACAGCTTTATCATCTTGTTTACTCATTGACAGGAAGGCTTGTTCCATTTCTTCTGGACTCTTAAACCTACCTGCCCATAACTTCTGTGGCTCGNTAACAGAAACATCACTGTCTTCAGGTTGATTACTATCTCCGGTACCGTCTTCTACAGTATCCTCTTCAGTAACATCTGCAACACCGCTTGCATCTCCTACATCTTCACTAGAATCGTCGCTGAAAATACTATCAAACTCACTGCTGTTATCGAGATCATCTACAACAATATCAGGTTCATTAACAAATAAACTCATCCTACTTTCTACCTCCTAATTTTTTCTTTCTTTTTTCTTCTTACTTTTGCCATTCTTACAAGCTAATTTTTTAACTTTATCTTTCAGCATTTTGCGATACTCCTTTTCTGTCAAATACATACCCAAGCTACCCTTCATCTTTCTTCCAACTTTCTACCTTACGAAATATAGACTCAATCATGCTTACCTGTCCTTGTAATTTCCTTACATGATCCATATCAGATGTACGTATTAACTGCGTGATATAACCCTCCCGTTTTTCATGAAGCCATTTCTCTAATATTTCCCACCCCTTTGTTTCCGTCATTTCTTCGATATATACTTTGATTAGATTATCGTCCAAAATTTACCCCTCCTCCCATCAACTGCTGAGCAGTAGGAAGAATAGGTTGCTGCTCAAATGCTGCCTGCGTCTGTTGTGGTTGTCTAACAATAATCCGGTCTGTATCTTTAATATCAGCAACTTCCAATATACGTTTAAGGAATGCAGCTTGATCAATATAAGGACTGTCTTTAATATTAGAATACAGATTAAGTAATTGAGTCAACCGATTATCCTTATTAACAATAGGTTCCACAGTAGAACCAATCGGCATGACATCAAATTCGCCTGCAATATCCTCAGGTGTTACTGTCTGGAAATAAACACCGTCTTCACCAAGAATCCTAATAACTCTCTCACGGTCTATAAATTGCTGGTTTAATTGGATTAACATTAAACCTAATCGCCTTAATCCCATGTCCTCCATTAAACGGACTTTCATTTTAAAACGTTCATTAGCTGCGTTTGACAAAATAGAGGCAGTTGTAGCAGTCTCCCGCCTATCCGTAGTCTCGCCCCGTGCATATTCGTAAACCCCCATAGTGCGATCAATATCACGTTTAATCTCAGCTTCTTCTTTATAAGCAGAAGAAGTTACATCTGCCACCTCAAGAGGTTCTATCTCCTCCATATCGTCAACTGGAATAATTCCACCTGGACGTGATACTAAATGTTCCGGATTAATGTCAGCGCCACGTAACACTTTCCACATTCTGTTAATAATTAAATTAACGTTATCCATTCGTTGATTACGTGTGTCATTCAATTCGTATTGTAAATATTCAATAGGTTCAATTTCACCTATACCATATAACTCATGTGGTACTAGATGGTCTACAATACGAATGAATGGTTTCTTACAGTGCCAATATGGGTTTTCTTCGTTTCTGATGATTTGCGAACGGTTAGCTACCACTATTACACGGTCATCTGTCCAATACTCAAGTAATTCAATACGGTCATCTTGCTTTTTCGTACGTGACAATCCTACTGCGTCTAAACGTGCATCAGCACTTATTTCACTATCGCTAGTCATGTAAGTGCTTTCAATCCCTTCCAAATTTGTATACAACCCTGCAGCAGCTTGTTTCTTCAAGTATTCCTTAGTACGGTACACTCTGTGGATTACATACTCAGCGTCATCAATAGAAGTAGCTTCAGGATCTATAAAAAGATCCCATAAATCAACGTGAACTACGTCAGGATCGTCATAAATGACAGTCTCAATTTCTTCTATTTTATTACCGATGGGTACACCAAATAGATTCATTCTACTAGAAGGTCGTTTGATCCAACGAGTCTCGTATCGCCACATTGTCTTTAAGAACGATGTACCGTACATTAACGCTTCTTTTATCCACATCGAAGCTACTTCAATAGTGTTAATACGTTGCGTTAACTGGTAATCTAACAATAATTCATGCATCTTTGCGGTCTCTACAGATGTTTGATTTACAGGGAGGACGCCTATATATGGGCGAGACGCAAAGATTGTTGCTATTATTCTAGGCAGTACAGTTTCAATAATACTGAATGTGTAAGGTATAAACAAATTGGCACCAGTGTCTTTTTTCTCTGTATAACTGCGATATAATTTATACCATCGTAACCATCTCTCTTCATACGGAGCACGAGCTAATCGTGCCGTTTCAAAGTCCGTTATAATCTTATTTAATATATCGGCATCCTTCATGTTATCCCAATCCATATCACCACCACCTTAATAACCAGTAAATATATTTGCTGGCACATGTACGGTAGTAACATCTAATTTCTTTCGAGCCGGTCTACGCATAATTTGAGGTAAGTAAGCCAAAGCATCCACAGTATCGTCATGTTTACCAAGCGGAAACTCTAAAAGTTCTCTATGCATGTCACTATACCGTAAGTGTTCAGGCATAAAGAAAGCCCCGTTCTCAAACCAGGGCTGTAAACCTAATGCTCTACGTTGTTTATCTTTATCTGCTTTAAGTTCAGCAAGCGGTATAAACTTACCTCTTTTCCTCATCTCATCTCTTAAGAAATAAATCATTGCTTTCTGCCATGCAACAGATTCTACACCAACTTTCAACGGTTTATACTTATCATATAATTCAAAGATATGATCTGCTGTCTCTTGTGGAGTAAACCTACCTCTTCTATATTCAATCTCCCAGATTTGATTGTCGGGATCAACTGCAGCTACATTAACCACTGTATAGTCAGCAGTTTCTTTTTGAGAAATAGCAAGGTCAACAGTAATGAAGTAATATAATCTCTTAGGTAACTCATCCGGAGTATACCATTTAAACCACTCTTCTTTAAATATAGCATTCTCTGAAGATAAAGGATTCAACATGTACTGGCTGTTAAAAATGTAAATTCCTTGCGCTCTCTTTAATTCTTCCAGTTTATTATACCCTAAACGTGATGGAAAGAACAACTTACCATTAGGTAAAATAGCAGGACGTATTAACTTTTCAAAACTATCATCTTCTATAATTTCAGAATACAGGTCGAACATATGGTACCTTGTACCGATGACAATTAAAATACCCCCTGGTTCTAACAGAGAGTATGCAAATCTATAGTGCTGTTTGGTTTTTTCTATCTGATCGTCTGTAGTAACGTTACGTTCAGATACTAAGTCATCCATTATAATAATATGTGGGTGCATACCAGTAGCAACAGTATCTACACCAGAACAAAATATAGAAGGCTCTTTACGTGGTCGTTTACGGTGTTTTAAAATAACACTATCCTCAGTCCAGCCTCCTGGAATGTTATCATTAGGTTCCAGTAAATATTCTCCTGCTTCATTTACAGCAATTTCTTGTAGAAATTTATTTCCTTTGATATGTCCCTTTGCCTCAGCGAGAAACCTCTTGCTATTTTTATACGCCTCGTTATCTATCATAATAGATAACTCTGGATTATTCATTAAAGCAAATAACGGAAAAGCTACTGTAGCAATTGTCGACTTAAAAGTACCACGAGGTAACATTAATAATTTTTTCTTAGTAGGCGCATCCTTACCAAGACTTTTTACTCCTAATGACCTAATAAGGTCTAACGTTTTTTGATCGACAATAAAGTCACATACTTCCTTGTGAGGTACAGGCTCAAGGAGATTATATCCTAAGACATACTTAGTAAAAAGAAAAAGATCTTCACGGCTCTTCCGCTTGATATACTCCATCTTCGCCTGTGCTACTTCGATCATCTTCTCCCTCGTCAACGTCAACGTCAATCACCTCAAGTGGATTTAACGAAATAAATCTCGCCAACTCCTCATCACTCATATTAGCAAAATAGTTAACCGTCTGGGTGACATCAATTTCTTTCTTATTAGTAGGCTTAAATCCAGCTCTATCTAGAATATCTTTCGCTGCCGATAATCTAATTTGATCATTATCGCTGTGTAATAACTGCTGTAACGTATGAAGTGCCTGCCTTGCACTGACAACAAGCTCTATCTTAATTTCTTCCATTAAACCTTGACTAAATGTGTCTAACAACTTCTTAAAATCTTCGTCATGCCGGAGCCATCTCTCTAAAGTAGGTTTAGCTACCCCAGCTCTTTCTGCTGCTTCAGTTACAGAACATCCGCTAATAAGTAACTCGGCAGCATCAACCATCTGTCTAGTTGCCTTCAAACCATTATAAACTTCGATATAAGCACCTAGTTTACGTTTTTCTGTCATTTCCCACTACCTCTTTTAAGCGCAGTGAAACTGCGAATATTCTTTAACTTCCTCTCAGCATCTTCAGCAACTAGTTTGGTGAAACACTCATTATAATAATCTGTACTTGCCCATGACCTAAGTGTATGTGGTGTCTTTCCAAACTCCTCTACTAGTTCATCCCAAGAAGCGCCGTGATACACCATATACGCCAATTTTTCAATAAGTTTCTTCTTATACGGCGCAATGTAGCTGTCTTTACGTTGATAAGCGTTATTAACTTTCCTAAGCGGACGTGACCTTAGTGTCCTACGCTTAGTCATTCATACCTCCTCCACAAAACAAAAATGTCGATATGCAAATATCCACATATCGACACTTATACCATTGTAATCATATTAGCATATTTTGTTGCATTTGTCAACATTTACATTATTTATTATCCTTCAAGAATTCCCTAATTAATGCTTCTGCTCGTGCAAGTCTACGATACACAGTAGAGCGGTGTAGTCCTAAATATTCAGCCACATCATCTGGATGACAGTGATCGCAAATAACCATCTCGGCGACTACAGCTAAGTGTTCTGGCATTAATGCTATTGCATAATCTACCAGTAACTTGTCTAAAAACTTATCACTTATAGTAACATACACTCCATGAGGTCCACGATAAATCTTGTTAACAGGCTCATCCTCTCTATAATTTTTTTCATAAAACATATCACTACCCCCTTGACTTTCTAATTTTTATGGTATAAACTAACATTACACCCGAGAAAAAAAGGAAAAAAGGAGATGATCACATGACTACATCAAACTACTACGATGACAAGGCGAAAGTGAACGTATGGGTCGATAAGGAGATATACAAGCAAGCACGTACAGCAGCCATACAGAACGAAATCAAGTGGTCAAAGTTCATTGAAATGGGGTTAAAACTTCTCACAGAACAACTCAAAGAACAAAGTTAGGAGGTAGCTAGATGCGTAACCTGGACATCTCAAGCATATCGTTAATAGATGTCATTATAGATCATTTCGACAACTATAGCGAAACCTCCTTCCAAAAAAGCGGAAAAAATATATATTCTACCAAGTGCCCGTTACACCACGAAATCAGAGGTAACAGTTTCACCATTTATGACAAAGACGGTAAATGGGACTGGTGCTGTTTCGGTAGCTGTAATACAGGTGGTAACGCTGCCAAATTACTATCAATGGCGTTCCCTGAAAAATACCCTACCCCAGAAAAAGCAGCCGAATATCTACGAGAGCGTTACAATCTAAAATTACCTGAAACAGTAACACTAGAAACATTCAGCAGTTTCAAACAAATAGACCAAGAGTTCCTTAAAGCGCAAGGTATAGAAGAAGTAGAAAACGGCATCACTATCCCATTCTACGACATAGACGGCACCATTATGGCAGTAAAGAAACGAATGAAGTTCACAGGAAAGCCGAAGTATATTTTCACACAGGGAAGGAATACTATCTATGGGCTACGTGAAGTTAAGGACTATTCTCCTGAATACATTCTCTTACTGGAAGGAGAAACAGACACACTAACAGCACGGTATTGCGGACTTCAAGCAGTAGGGATACCAGGAGCTACAGCGTGGCAGTCAGACTGGTTACACTACTTCTCCAAGTTCGATAAAGTCATCGTCGTCCCAGATAGAGACCAAGCCGGAAGTAACTTATACAACAAACTCAAAGTAGACTTTAACACCAGACTATACGTTATACCATTACCGTCCAAAGCCAAAGATTTATCCGAACATTACGTGTACCTGCTAAACGGCGACAAGGAAGCACTGGCAAGCTACTATAACCCTGATAACGCAGTACCAGCTACATTAGAAGGTTTCCTTGAAGCAATATCAGACAAAGACAAAATGAAGAAAATCATCAACAACCCTGTAGCATGGGATTGTGCAGTCAGCAATCTCACCAACCCGATTGAAGAGTCTATGTTCGTTGAAGAGATCATGCAAGCCATTGGTAAACATACACGTCTAGGTAAACGTGTTATTCAAAAAGCCATCTCTATGGCTAAAACACGGCTTCACCAGCTAGAAGCAGCCGCCGCTTCTGAAGATGATGAAAACGTTACAGTTTTCATAGAAAACAACGGCTACTACAAGTGGAAAAGCACTCCCGCAGGACCAGTCAAACATCAAATAACCAACTTCATCGTAAAACTACACCATACGTTGTACAGGGACGGTGAGTGTTACCGGGTATGCACGCTGCACGGCGACTACGGTGCCACCAGTGCGCCTATAATCCTCGACGGTGAAGCCCTGTCAAACCCGCAGAAGTTCAATACCGTATGTATCAGTAAAGGCGACTTCATGTTCGATGGCAACATGGCAGATCTAAACAGTATACGTAAACTAATCCTTAGTCAAGAAAATCCTACTGTTATACAGCCTAACTACATCGGCCACATAGACGGCAAGTGGCTTCTAGGCGACATCGGCATCGACTCACAGGGGAACATTGTCGAAGCAGACGAGTACGGCATCCTCAAACTAGACGATAAATACTACGCCTGCCCGCCACAAATAACACCGCCTTATTTCCCTGATATAGAGCCAGTAACGCCAGAATACAGACGTGACGTGGCTTATACACTACTGAAAAATATCGGCGGTTACGAAGCGTGGATAGCTCTCGGCTGGGCAGTAGCAGGGTGGCACAGCGATAATATCTTCAAACACGGTATGGAAAACAGTTACCCTATCCTATTCATCCACGGCAAACATAACAGCGGTAAAACATGGCTTGCCAGATGGCTTATGAAGCAGTACGGCTTCGGTAGAGACGACAACCAGGAAAATGGTTTAGAGTCAAGTACACTAACAGCCATGAGTAACAAGCTGGCTAACTACGCATCCCTTCCTGTGTGGTGGGACGATTACAGAAATACTATCCGTGACATTACGGCACGTGGCGACAGGCTTCTGTTGGCGTATAACAGGAGTGGTAGGGAACGTTCCCACCGCACTAACGGCATGAACGAGGTTTTCCCAGTACGTGCTTTCGTGCTACTGTCTGGCGAACACATCCCTGATAGTAAACTAAATGCGCTGCAAACACGTTGTGTATTCATTCAACTAAGCGCATATATGCGTGATGACAGTTATACAGCGAAGATGCAGGAACTTGTCACGAAGTTCCACTGTCTCGGTCTCCACTTCGCAGTAAAGATGCAGCGTGAAGGTAGTCAAGAACTACTTGACATTATAACAGAGCTAACAAATCTCTTGATGGAGAATGGGTGCGATGCCAGGATAGCACGGTGTCACAGTATCATGGCTGCTGGGTTTATCTACGGATACAGGGATGTGGTTGACAAAGAGGATATTGACAAGTTCATTGAATGGCTTGTGGAATATACGAAACAGGAGAAACAGGCTAATGAGGAAGATACAATCGTGCACCGGTTCCTCCTTGATTTAACAACCTTAATGGAAAACGGTACAATAAAACATGGTACTCACTATGTCGTTACAGACGAGTATTTACACATACACAATACACAGGTATATGAGGCTTGGAGAAAACACGTCATAGATCTAAGAGGTAACATTGTAGAGTGGCGGGTGCTACTTGATTACCTTAAGAAAGAGCCGTGGTGCGTAACTAACAAGTTGGTGCGATACCCTGGTCTGGGTAACAAGCCTGTCAAAGGTACGATGTTCAAACTAGATACGCTGCCTTGCGAAGAATTGGTGACGCAGTGTGATGTTGTTTTGAGTACAGGAGAGGATGAACCTGAATTCTAGGTTCATCCTTTTTTTATTTTGTAACCTGTGTAACCTCTCCCAGAAAATGGGAGTTACAGCGGAAACCCTTGTGGCACAATGGTTTGAGCCACTTTGTAACCTTGAAACTTGTGTAACCTGAAAAATAAAAATATATGTATATAATAATATATTTTTATTTTTATTTTTACAGGTGAAAAAATAAATTTATTTTCTATACGCTTGAAAGAATTTGAGGTTACAAGGTTACAAGGTTACACGCCTATATATATATATATATACAACTACTAAAAAATATATATATATCAAGGGTTTGCGCCTGTACAACTATAACGCAATTTCCTAAAAACTGGTGTAACTCCCTGTAACTCCCAGTTGACTTGGGAGTTACAACTAAATTTAGGAGTATCTTCCATTTTTGGAATATATTGGAAAATACCCCAAAAAATTGTGAAAAATCGCTTTTTAGCTAAAAAGAAAAGAACGACGGCGGCGTTGGTCTGCTCCCCCCCTGCTTCTTTTACAGTTTTTTACCAATTTTCAGTTTTTTACCAATTTTCAGTTTTTTGCGTTAAAACGCCACCGGTTTTAGGATATTAAATTGTTACCGCTTTACCGTGTTAAAGCGTTAAAACACCACCGGTTTTAGGATATTAAATTGTTACCGCTTCACCGTGTTAAAGCGTTAAAGCCTTCCTGTATGGTAAAATCTTCCAGTGATTCGTACCTAGCTATAAATGTGAATTCGTTCACATGGAGGCACGGCTTCACGGCTTCACGGCTTCACGGCTTCACGGCTTCACGGCATGTCCGCTCCACAAAGACAATGTTCC